GAAGAAGGTTTTATAGCGGGGCCTAATGGTATTGAGGTCATCCACTCTGGATATGGAGGTGATGCAAGAATATTTGCTGAAGGAACTTCATTAGATGTAGGAGATATTGTAGTTAATGGAAAAGTAATAGATCCTGATGGTAATATTTTAGATGCTCCTGTCTCTATAGATAGAGAAGGTTACAAGATTGGAGAAGGCGGAGGAATTGTTACACCTGGTGGTGCTGATTCTGATGATGCTTATTGCAGTCTTCAAGAGTTGGCAGGAAAGCCACAAAAAGGTGATAGGTTAGATGATCTTGCAGCAAAACTAGATTTTGACGTTAACATTCCTGGTCTATCTGGTGACTGGTGGGTGAAGATACAGAAAAAGATAAATGCACTTACAATGATGCAGGGGAAGTTTCTTTCAAAGACACAAAACCTAATTACACTTATGGAGATGGAGCCTGATAAGGCTTGTGATCTCATACCAGATGTTAACAAGCTAGTTAAGATTATGAACAAGGTCTTAAAGACTATTAGCAAGATTAATAAAATTTTAAAGAAAATAAACAAGACAATTAAGAAAATTAAAAAAGTAGTAAAGTTAATTTTAAAACTCATAAAACCTCTAAGAGTAGTACAAGCAATCTTGTTTATGATACAGATGATAGAAGGCATTCCAATAATGATTGATGCTGCTGTAAAGAATATGACAATGACACAAAAAGTACTACCACAGTTAATTGCACTTTTGCAAAAGATAGTTGCACAGTGCGCAATGAATAGAGGTGCAGAAGCAGGCCTATCTAAAGAGCAGTGTGAAAAGCTTGGTGGTGTTTATGTTGATAGAGCACTAGGAGATTTAGGTGATGCTGGTTCGCTAGACGGAGCACCTGGTTTGCCTGATCCAAATGCAGACTTAGACAATTTACTAGATGATTTAAATGAAGGAGATGATGGAGACAATTTATACTTCCCTCCTAATATGGGCCTTAATCCTGGTGATACACTAATTGATGGAATTGCTTTAGGAGATGGAGGAGAAACTTTACAAGCTCCAGCAACAGTACCAGCAACTGGTAACTGGGTGATGGGAGAAGATGGAGGTGCAGGAGTTTCTGAAAATGGAATACTTAGTGAAGAAGAAATTGATGCAATATTAGACTCACAAATTTTAGATCTGTCAGAATGTATGACAGAATTAGATGATATGTTAAAAACAACAAGCTATAGATAAAGGTAAGCAAAATGAATAAAAAACAAATAACGACACTAAAAAAATTGATAAAAGAAATGGTGTCTAAAGAAGTTGCTAAACAAATGCAAATTGTAATATCAGAAATAACAAACCCACCAGTAAAGAATACTGTAAGTGAACTCATGGCAGATGAAATTAGTTCAGGGCCAAAGACTAACTTAAATGTAAAAGATCCCGTTCTTAATAAGATATTAAATGAGACAGAAGGCGGAATCGGTGGCGGTCAAGAAGCATATCCAACAATGGGTGGAGGTGCTTATACTTCTGATAGAATGACAGAAGTCGCAGGTGTTACACCAGCAGGACAACCTACAGGTGCTATGCCAGATTTTATGCAAAAAGCAATGAGTGGTCATTCAGCAAAAGTTGTTAAAGCAATAGAAAAGAAACATGGCTCTAGATAAAAAACGATTAGTAAGAAATATTGCAAAGATAGAGAACGATAAGACAGCGAAAAATACGTTTCTCAAGACAAAGCCTAAAATTCAGGAGATGAAAGAGAACGTAGAAGAAGCTTCAAAGTTGGCCAATGCAATACACGATTATGTCGCCAGAGCAGAAGTTGAACAAGTAGGTGATGGAGGATTTAAAACTCTCCCTGGAGGAATAAGAATTCCTCAACCTGGCAATAGGAACTCTCTAAAAATAACTCCGCTCATTGAAAAAAATAGTCTTCAATGGATTGCAGATGATATACAACAATTGTTAGGAATATTAGCACCGACCATTCAGCAACAAGCTGCTCTAGATAATATGAAACAAGGATTAGAGCTTGGTATTGTGACTACAAATGCAGGAATACGATATTTAACTACAAGGAGAAGAGCATCTCAGCTTGGTGGCTCCTTTCAGCCAGTATCAGATAACTTGGCTAAAGAATTAAAAAAGAATGCAGGCAAAGGTAGATTAAAATAATGGCAATCGAAGATTACAGAAACGCCTCAGCAAGATCAAGAGATAATGATCCTGATGCTAGGATTGGTTTAACACTGCCGATTAGAAGTGGACAAAATGGATTTTTTAAATCCTCTTCTACGTTGTTAGAGCAAACAAAGACTAACTTAAAAAATTTATTGTTAACTGTTAAGGGTGAGAGATTAGCTCAGCCAGAATTTGGAAGCAATATATTTAATTTATTGTTTGAAAACTTTGAGCCTGGTCTTGAAAAGAAATTAGAAGAAAGCATAAAGTCAACTATTGCACACTGGTTGCCACATGTAATTATAAAGACACTTATTATTGATGCTCAAGACGATCAAAATACTGTTGGAATATCTATAGGGTTTGCTGTTAAGACAGATCCTAATTCTACAGAATCTGTGTCATTGACACTAGCAAGAGGAGGATAAGAATGGCTAGCACTAAAATAATGCCAAAACCGGTAAATTATCTCAATAAAAACTTTAATAACTTTAAAGCAGATTTAATTGAGTATGCAAAGACATACTTTCCTCAAAGTTATGCAGACTTTAATGAAGCATCTCCTGGAATGATGTTTATTGAGATGGCATCTTACGTAGGTGATGTTCTATCATTTTATATAGATGAACAATTTCGTGAATCACTACTTGCCTATGCAGAAGAAAGAAAAACAGTATTTGATATAGCACAATCTTACGGATACAAACCAACAATAGCAACACCTTCAACTGCAAATTTAGATGTTTATCAGACTGTACCAGCGACAGGAGCAGGAGATAACGTAGCACCAAATTACAATTATGCTTATACAGTGAAGGCTGGAAGTGTTGTAGAAGCATCGGACTATGGAAAAACATTTAGGACATTAGATGATGTAGACTTTAGCCATTCTAGTTCTATGGACCCAACAACATCAGAAATTTATGAAGTAAACAATAACGGTGCACCAACAAAATTTTTACTTAAAAAATCTTGCAAAGCTGTAAGTGGTACAATAACAACAGAAAAATTTACATTTACAAATGCAGTTGCTTATGATAAAGTTACTTTAGGACAAAAAGGTGTTTTAGAAGTTATCAGCGTATTAGATTCTGATAACGGGAAATACTATGAAGTTGAATCACTTGCACAAGATTTAGTATTTGATGATGTAGCAAACACTGCAGAATTTGATCCTAATCTTGCAGGATTTAATGAAACTACACCTTACATATTAAAAGTTTTGAGGACACAAAAAAGATTCAAGACAAAAGTTAATACTGATGGTAAGTTAGAATTGTGTTTTGGTTCAGGAACTTCTTCGCAACCAGATGAAGAGATAATTCCTAATCCCTCCACAGTAGGAAATAATTTTACCAATACAAACTTTTTAAATAACAATAGTGCATTAGACCCTGCCAACTTTTTAAATACAGCAGTCTATGGTCAAGCACCTGCAAATACAACACTGACTATAAAATATTCTTATGGTGGCGGTGTTGAGGCAAACGTACCTGCTGGCACAATAACTTCAAAAAGAGGTTTAGAACTATCAATAGCATCTTCAGCATTAGATGCATCAATATTGTCTGAAACAAAAGATTCTATAGCAGTTACAAATCCTATACCTGCAACAGGTGGAAGAGGAGAAGAATCTTTAACAGAAATAAAAGAAAATACAAAAGCATATTTTCAAGCACAAAATAGATCTGTATCAAAAGAAGACTATATTACAAGAGTATATAACTTACCTGCAAAATATGGTAATGTGCAAAAGATTTATATTAATCAAGATGACCAGCTACAAACTGGCGAAGGAATAATACAAGACGGTATTATCAACATGGAAACATTAGAAAAATTAGGTGGAGAAGTTTCTATTGCAGAATTATTAGGTGAAGGTGATAGGGTGCGGAATCCAATGGCACTTAATTTCTACGTACTAGGATATGACAGTGATAAAAAACTAGTCAAGGTAAATGAAGCAACCAAGAGAAATATTAGGACTTACTTAGGTCCTTACAGAATCTTGACTGATGCTATAAATCTTAAAGATGCATACATGATCAATATATCGGTTAGGTTTGCTATCTACGCGAAGAAGGGATACAATAAAAACGAGGTATTATTAAATTGTATTCAAAAAGTAAAAGATCATTTTGATATAGATAAATGGCAAATCAATCAGCCAATAATTTTACAAGACGTTGCTTATCAAATATCATTGGTAGAGGGTGTTAATAATGTTGTGCCTCCAATTGACAACAATCCAAATAAAGATACAATAATAATTCAAAATAAATTTAAAGAAGAATTAGGATATTCAGGGAATGTTTATGACATACAAGCGGCAACTGTTAAAGATATTATCTATCCTTCACTAGATCCTTCTATTTTTGAAGTACGTCTTCCTGATTCAGATATTATTGGTAAAGTGCTAGGAGATTATTAATGGCTCATCATTTTATATTTGCAGAAAAAGATACTACACTAATTAGAGGCAATGATATTGCTGGAACAGGAAGTGCTAAGAATCTTGGTAAAGACGAGATCTTAGAAGTAGGCAAGAACTTCCAAGAAAATTCTACTGCATTTAATAGCATTGCAAGATCTCTAGTTTATTTTGATATATCTGAACTATCTTCATCTGTTGTTGATGGCTCTATTGGAACAGATGCTAAATTTTATTTAAACTTATATGATGCAGGAGCAATTGAGATAGAAGATGATACAGTAATGCATGCTTATGCAGTATCACAAAGCTGGACAGAAGGAACAGGAAAATTTACTGACTTTCCACAGTCAACAAATGGTGCAAGCTGGAAATATAGAAATGCTAGTACTGCATCTACGTGGGCTTCTGCCAATTCAAGTTTAGGTGGTACATATTATGAAGCATCATCTAGCTCTTACACATTTAATAAAAATACAAAGATAGATCCAAGATTTGACGTAACAGAAATTGTCAACGGTTGGATAAGCGGAAGTATTAAAGAAAATAGTGGGTTCTTATTAAAGAGAACTGATGGTGAAGAGGTGAGCACTTCTGGATCTGGAATGTTTAAGTTCTTTTCTTCCGATACACATACAGTATTTCCACCAAAGCTTGAAGTTGTTTGGGATGACGCAACATGGGTGACAGGCTCATTAGATGGCTTGACAGGTACACAGCTGGATAACTTAAAGATTACAGTTAAAAATTTAAAGCATGAATACAAAAGAGGAGCGCTAGAAAAAGTTAGAGTTGTTGGTAGAGAGCTATATCCGGCAAAAACATTCTCTACAACATCTTCTTATTTAGATGTCGCTTATATGCCCAGTGCTTCATCATATTTTTCAATAGTTGATGATAAGACAGCAGACGTTATTATACCCTTCGGAACAGGATCTAAAATAAGCTGTGATGCTGAGGGCAACTTCTTTAAATTAAGAACTTCTAGTTTACAGCCAGAGAGATTTTATAAGATTCAATTTATGATTGAAAGTGGTTCAGGTATTAACAAAACTACACAATACATAGATGATGATCATCAGTTTAAAGTTGTAAGATAATGCCAAATAAAGCAGCAAAAACAAGAAAACAGCAAAGAGCACGTGTTAATAAACAACTTCAAAAACAAGGAAGGACTGCAAAACAATATAAGAAGTGGCTAGCTAAAGAGCCAAAAAATCAAACACCAGCATACGGAAGAAGATAATGCCTTACTCAAAAAAAGAATTAGAAGCTAATGAACACTACACCTCTCTTAAAGAAAGAGACGAACAAAAATATTCTACAGGTTATGGCAGTGTCCAAGTGCAGTGGACAAATTTAGGCGGACAATATTTTGATTCTTTAAGAAATAGTCAAGGAGTAGTCCAACTATACGAAACAATAGACACAGGAGAATCAATGCCAGAGGCACATCAAAGTATGTATGTCGATATTTATAGAAGAAGGTATCGCACAAAAGCAGATACTACAGATATTTTTGATAGAGAATTTAAAGAGTTATAGAGAGCAAAATGGCAATCAAAAAAAAGAAAAAAGGCACAGGCAAAGGATTTAAAAAGAAAAGCGCCGGCTCTAAGCCAATTAAGCTTGGATCTCCTGGCGGTAAGCTTGGACAGATTTCTGATCCTGTAATAAGTGATTTATCGATAAAGTCAAATGAGGCTGCTTCTATAAACTCACCAAAAATAACAGGTACAAGCACAACAGTACAAGCTTCTCAGATGATAGCTTCTGGTGGAGCACCAAGCCCAGCCAGTATTTCTAATACACA